CGCCTACGACTGGCTCTCCAAGGCGAGCCCCTTCGGGCCGATGGGGAACCTGAGCGTGGGCGACTGCACCTGCGCCGGGGCCGGCCATCTCATCCAGATGTGGACCGCCAACCAGGGCCGGAAAACCGTCCTCCCGGACGCCGACATCCTGGCGGTTTACTCGAAGCTCTCCGGCTACGTGCCGGGCAACCCCGGCACCGACGTGGGCCTGTCCCTGGCGGAGGTGCTCAAGTTCTGGCAGGGCACCGGCATCGACGGCCACAAGATCGGCGCCTACGTCCAGGTGGACCTGAATCTAAAGATGATGGCCCTGGCCTGCTACCTGTTCGGCGGCCTCTACTGCGGCGTGGCGCTGCCCAAAACCGCCCAGAACCAGGAGAAATGGCAGGTCACCGACCCCAACTTGCAAGGCGACGCGGCACCGGGGTCCTGGGGCGGCCACTGCGCGGACATGGGCGCCTTCGATCCCCTGGGCGCCATCTTCGTCACCTGGGGGGAAGAGCAATACGCCTCTGAGGAATTCATCTCCGCCTATTTTGACGAGGCCTGGGCCATCATCTCCCAGGACTTCCTGGACGGCAAGGCAGACAACCCGCTGGGAATCGATCTGGCGACGCTGAAGGCCGACCTGGCGGTCGTCCAAAGTGAGCAGTGAAGGCAAAACCAAAACCAAAGAACGGAAAACGGAAAACGGAAAACGGTCTTTAAGATGCCGACGCTTAAACAAAAATTCACTAAGGCGGAGTTCCAGCGCCGGGCCGACTTAATCCTGGGGCGGCTCTTCCGGGAAGTCGCGGCTTTCACGGACGTAAGCGAAGCCGCCAAAAAGGCGCGGCGAGCCCAAACCCTGGCCGACCCCTTCGCCTTTTTCACCACCTATCTGCCGCACTATTTCTCCCAGGAGTTCGCGCCTTTTCATCAGGAATTGGTGGCGCTGCTGGAAGGGGCAGTAGCCAGTAGCCAGTACCCAGTAGCCAGTAAAAGCAAAGGGCAAAAGCAGACAGAAAACAGTAAACAGAAAACCGAAAACCGGGTTCTAACTCCCGTGGTCGTGGCCGCACCCCGGGAGTTTGCCAAGACCACCATCACCTCCTTTGGCTACGTGCTGCACCAGATCTGCCACTGCAGGCGCCACTTCATCATCATCGCCTCCGACACCGAGGACCTGGCCAGCGACCTCACTGGTTACATCTATCTGGAGCTGCTGCACAACGAGCGCCTCAAGTGCGATTTCGGCGAGTTGGGCCGGGACCACTGGGCGGTGGACGATTTTGTCACCCTCACCGACGTGCGGCTCAAGGCCCGGGGGCGGGGCCAACGTCTGCGGGGCCTGAAGCACAAGCAGCACCGCCCGGACCTGATCATCCTGGACGACCTGGAGAACGACCAGCAGGCCCGCTCACCGGACCTGGTGAAGAAGCTGCTCTCCTGGATCACCGGCGCGGTCTATCCCGCCATTGAGGCCTCGGGCTCGCTCTTCTGGATCGGCACCATTTTGGCCCGCCGCAGCGCCCTCTACACCGCCATCCACTCGCAAGAGGAGCCCTGGAAGCACTGGTCCAGGCGCCTGTACCGGGCGCTTAATGAGGCGCCTGATAAGGAAATGGTGGGCAGTGCCCACCCTCCATCTTCCGCCGCCGAGGGCGGCGGCGCTACCTCCCTGTGGCCCTCCCGCCACCCGGTTCCCAAGCTCCTGGAGCAGAAGCGTCTAATGGGGTCGCTCGCCTTCAACCGGGAGAAGCAGAACAATCCCGTGGATGAAGAAGGGGTATTCCAGGAGGACTGGTTCCGGTTCTACCACTCTGCGGACCTCACCGGCAAGGACCTGCTGGTTGCCGGGTTCTTCGACCCTTCCATCGGCATCGGCGAGGCTTCGGACTTCAAGGCGCTGGTTACGGTGGGGCTGGAGCGCCAGGAGATGATCTTCTACGTCCTGGACGCCTACATCCGCCGGGGCAGCCTGGACGAGGCTCTGCGGGCTGCCTGCGCCCGCCATGAGCAGTGGCGTTACTGGCTCTTCGGGGTAGAGGACAACCTGTTCCAGAAGCTGTTGCTCCGGGAGTTCGACCGCCTGGGGCGGGAGCGGGGCGTCATCCTGCCGGTCCGGGGCGTCACCGCCAAGACCGCCAAGGAGACCCGGATCTCCCGTCTGAGCGCCCTGGTGGAACGGGGCCAGATCCGCTTCTGCCGGGGCCAGGGCAACCAGGATTTATTGTTGGAGCAGTTGCTCTATTTCCCGGCAAAAACTGTTCATGACGACGGCCCGGACGCCCTGGAGGGTGCCATCGCACTCCTGGAAGGCGGCGCCGGCATGGGGATCTTCGATTATTACAAGGGCGAATTCGACGCCATGAAGGCTGAGGAGCAGAGGCTGTATGGCTGATGAGAGTGAGCAGTGAGCAGTAAAGGCAGAGGAAGAGGCAAAGGCAGAGGAAGAACTGAATCGGGAACCGAGAACTAGGAACTAATAAAAAAACCAGGAACTGGGAATAAATAATGGCTGAGCCCAAAAAAATCCCTCTCTCTCCGGAGATCATCAGCGCGGCCCAATGGGCCGCGGGGCGCCGCTTCACCCCCACTGGGACCGGGGCCGCGCCCGGGCAGCCGGATCCGAGCCAGGACTTCTTCGGGCCGGGCTTGCCGCTGCCGCCCCTGGCGCCTCCCTCCGCCGCTGGCCGCCAATTCGACTACCCGGTGGGCTACAATCTGCTGGTCACCCCCCGGGGCGACCTGCCCATCTCCTTTCTGGATTTGCGCAACCTGGCCCAAAACTGCGACCTGGTGCGCCTGGTGATCGAGACCCGCAAGGACCAGATCGCCAAGATGGGTTGGACTGTCGCGCCCCTGAAACCGGGCAAAGGGGCGGCTCGCCGCCCAGGTCCCGGGAATCCTGCCCCTGCACCCTCACCGCAGGCCCTGGGCCAAGCCCGGGAGGCCACGGCCCTCCTGAAGCGCCCGGACCGGATACACTCCTTCAGCGCCTGGATGCGCATGCTCCTGGAGGATATGCTGGTCATCGACGCGGCCACCCTCTACCCGAGGCTAACCCGCGGGGGCGACCTCTACGCACTGGAAGTGGTGGACGGCGCCACCATCCGCCCGGTCATCGACGAGAGCGGCCGCACCCCGCTGCCCCCGGCCCCGGCCTATCAGCAGATCATCAAGGGGCTGCCCGCCACCGACTACACCCGGGATGAACTGCTCTATTATCCCCGCAATCTTTTGAGCTGGCGCCTCTACGGCTTCCCGCCGGTTGAGCAGATCATCATCATCACCAACGTCATCCTGCGGCGCCAGATGCACCTCCTCCAATATTACACCGACGGCAACCTGCCCGACGCCCTGCTGGAGGTGCCGGAGAACTGGTCCACTGCCCAAATCGCCGAGTTCCAGCAATATTGGGACGGGCTGCACGCGGGTAACACCGCCCAGCGCCGGCGCGGCAAATGGGTGCCCCACGGCACGACCCCGCACCTGATGAAGGAGGGGGATCTGAAGTCTCCCGTCGACGAATGGTTCGCCCGGGTGGTGTGCTACGCCTTTTCGGTGTCACCCCAGCCCTTTGTGCAAACCATCAATCGGGCCACCGCGGAGACCGCCCAGGAGGCGGCTCTCTCCGAGGGGCTGGCGCCCCTGATGGAATGGATGGCGGACTTCATCAACTACGCCCTCCAGAGCTTCGGGTTCGACCAGGTGGAGTTCACCTGGATGCAGGATAGCGCCATGGACCCGCTGGAACAGGCTCAGATCGACGACCTGGACGTGCGCAACGGCATCCGCCTGCGCAGCGAGATTCGAGCCTCCAGGGGTCTGGAGAACGACGGCGCCCCCGATTTCATCATGACCACCACCGGGGCGGTGCTGGTGAGCGCCATCGGCAAGGAGGCCGCCGCCCCGCCGCCGGAAGAGGAAATGCTGCCGATGGCAGGCAAGGGCCAATAGGTAACGCCCTGAGAGCGGAAGAAATCATCGTGTCAGACTGGCTAAGGAGCACATCAATGCCGGATAAGGAATATCCCCATCCCGAACCGCCAGGACCGAAGCCTTCGCCCGTGGACCTCAAGATCGAAGCGGTGATCACCTGCGTCTCATATGGCGATTACCTGGCCTGGACGCTGCCAGCCAACAAGCAGCACTTCAACCGCATGGTGGTGGTTACGCGGCCCGACGACAAGCTGACGCAACAGTTGTGCGCCTATTACCACGTCGAGTGCTACCCCACCTACGACTGGCACCGCAATGACGACGCCTTTAACAAAGCCAAGGGCATCAATTTCGGCCTGTCGAAATTGGCCAAAGACGGCTGGGTGGTCCACATGGACGCCGATATTTACTTGCCGCCCCGGACCCGGTCCATCCTGCAGCGCATCTCCCTGGACCCTCAGTGCCTCTACGGGTTGGACCGCATGGAGTGTTGGAGCTTCGCCGATTGGATCAAGTTTTTGAGCGCGCCGCCCCTGCAGCACGAATGGGAGATCTTCGTGCACAACCGCCCCTTCCCGCTGGCGGTGCGCATCGCCAAGCTGGACCGGGACGGCTACGTGCCCATCGGCTATTTTCAATTATGGAATCC